ACAACCACGCTAGGCGTTGGTATGTATTGATCCACAAAAGGAACATCTTCATAAAGAGTTATGCACTCAAACCCATCTTCCCCTCTTTTGTGTCCACTAACACGTTCTAGTCGTTTTTCGTTACGAAAGTCTCCTACTCTTTGATCTTTCTTCCCAGGACAAGGTTCTAATTCAGTTGTCTTTTTCTTTGGGATTTCAGGTATTTTTGGTTTTTCTGTTTCTGGAAAAGAAGGTGGGTCATTAGTAACAGGTGTTTCTTCTGTAATGACGAGATTTTCAGGTGAATAATCAAGTGGAATAAAACTAGGAAACGCAAAATCACACGTTGTATATACTCCATTTGGATC